TGCCAATATCTTACTGCCATTCTCTAACTCCAAAGAACCTTTATTCCATGATATAATACCCTGCTGCATCCATTTAGGCAAGTTCTCATATGCAGTTTGTAATCTACCTAGTAATTCTCTGGCAGTCGCTGCTTTGTTAGCAAGAATACCAATATTAACACTATCATTAAAAACAGCATAATGAAGAAGGTAAGCCACAACAGTTGTAGATTTACCTGTCTGACGAGGCATCTTACAAATATTAAATCTGTTATTATGAAAATTATGAATTAATTTTTCTTGAAAATGATATGGATGAAATTGCGTTAAACCTTCATCGAGAGAAACAATTTTAATATAATTGTTTGCAAAATAAATAGGATCTTGTTTACATTTTAAGAACTCAATAATTTGATCTTCTGTAAACTCAATCGCAGTATTTGCCTTTTTTAATAATGGATTACCAAGATATACGTCACTCATAAAATTACATCAACAATCCCAAGTTTACTCCCCCAATCTGAAGTATCTTCAAACCTTACTTTAGGTTTTAGTTTCTTACCATCAGGTGAAGGAACAAATTCACCAGTCTCTGGAGACTTCATATCTACACTATCAACATCACCATCAACATCGGCATCAACTCTTCTTACTGCTTTTGCAGTAAGTTTTTTTAGATTGCCACCACCGACTTTTGATTCTTCCTTCTTCTCTTCAAGTGTTTTACCTTTCAGTGGTTCTGGTTTGATAATATCAACGAACTCATATTCAGTTGCTTTGAAATCATCTCTCCAGTCAGAGTACTCTACAGACTCTGACTTATTTCCCCAGTCGAACTTACCATCAAGTTTTTCTACGATGGTTTCTTCACTCATACCACCACCATCTCCATCATTACTGTTAGTGCTTTCTCCATTACCATTTGTGGGCACACCAATACCAGTTTCTTCTGGTTCTTTTCCACCACCAGAAAATCTAGCGGTCATCTTCAAACCTTTTGGAATGGGTTTACATACTTCATCAGTATAACAATAATAATATCCTTGCTTACACTTTTTCATCTATAGAAAAATAGTTCATTCTTTATTATTTAGAAACCCTTGCTTAAGCATTTTTTGAAGTTCTGATGTAGACCCAACAAACACTGCATTGTTAGTAACATTGTTTGTAGTTTTCTTAGTTTCGTCTTCTACATCCTTAAGTTTCTTTTGTAAATCGATCAACTTATCTGTAGTATCCGCAACACTCTTAATCAACTGTCCTGCGACCTCGTATGCCCTAGGACTACCTCCTTCCCCTGCTACTTCCATAATGCCGTTAATTGCCTCCTGACCCTTCTCTATGAGGGAGTAAAGATTTGCACGACTATAGACATAATCTTTCTCTATATCATCATCTTTGGATTTTATAATCTCTGGTTTTTTGATTGGTTTTGACTCAACAATATCACTATCAATATTCAAAGCTTTATCGATTGAATCATAATTATTATCCATAACAATCAAATATCCTTTTGTCTAGTAGGACTATAATCTTTAGAGTCTGGTAAGAACGTCCATTCTTCGGTAAATCCAAAATCATCACCAGGTTCGGCAGTAATGGGATCAGGAACAACAGTATACCTCATTTCACGTTTTGCAGTCTTTGTATTAGTATCAGTATAAACATCTGCTTGAACTTTGCGGATGAGTCCATCAGAAGTATCTGCAATAGAACCAAACAGATAAGTTTTAGCAGTAAATCTTAAAGTATAAATTAATGCTCTTCTGATTTGAAATGATCCTTCATAATCATCTTGAAAATCAATACTATCAAGAACAATTGGAATATCTCTTTTTTCTCCAATAGAACTGACCAAATCAACAGTCAAATTAAATGATGGTTGGAAAATAGGAAGTATCTGCTCAACAATTTGAAGAGCATCATCATTTAATTTACTGAAAATATTAAGTTCAAATCCAATATTATATGGAACCGGCATAAAAACTTTCTTTGTTTTATTATCAGTAGTATCGTTTGCTTTAAATGTTTGAGTAACTCCAGTTTTTCTAGTCGAATCATATTGAATTGTGGTCATTTCAAATGACATTCTCGGAAGAGTAATTGCAATAGGTTTTGTTAACTGATCTTGTTCTTGAATTTTTGTCAAAAACTTCTGCATTGGTCCATAAGAAAGACCAACTTTTGTTTCATCTAAAATGCTACCATCACTCTTTGTGTGCCTGATGGAAATGTCATTGAATAATGTTCCAAAACTAATAATAGTTTTTCTTATAATTTCGTGATAAAAATATGTTCCTAACATTAATAAGTACCAAATGGGTTTGATTCTGAAAAATCTATAACATCATCTGCTTCCGATTCTATTTCTTCATTAGTGTCATATGGATTATCATAACTCTCCGTATCATAATCCAAAACAGTATATCTAGCAGATGAAATTGTTCCTACAATTGTTTCACCAGGACTAAACTTACCAGTATTTAGTGAAACTCTAATATTGGTAACAGGAAAAATACCAGGTACTGTCGAAATAGTAGTTCTAAAATCTCTAACTACTGCTGTTACTCCTGACGATTCTCCAGTTATGGTTTCGTTATAGACATAAGTTCCGACACCAACCGTAGATAATCCTGTTATAGAAACCGTAGGTGCTTGAGTATATCCAATACCTGCATTAAGTATTCTAATATAATCGAGTTTGCCATCAACAATTCCAGAAACTGCAGTTGCAGTAATTCCTACTCCAGGACTACCAATAATTACTGTAGGTGGAATAGAATATCCACGTCCTTTATTAGTAATCGACATAGAAGAAACACTAAACTCTGTTCCTCCGACAGAACAAGTTGCCGCAGCTCCTGTTCCTCCTCCACCAGTTATTGTTATTGTTGGTGCATTAGTATATCCAGATCCACCATTTGTCAATTCCAATCTTAAAATAGATTGTACGTTTGCTCTATTAGTTGTAATTGCAACCGCCGTGGCAAGGGAATCTCCTCCGGCAAGATTTGGTGGATTTGAGAACGTTACTGTAGGAGTGGAAACATATCCACTACCATCATTATTTAAAAATATTTCACTAATAGAATGGGAAGAAATTTCTGCCAATGCAGTAGCAGTTAATGCAGATCCGATAATGGGGTCACCGTCGTTGCCGACAATTGTAATACTTGTAATATATCCTTCATCTTCTACAGTATTATCAACTTCTTCAATTGAAGTGTCAATAAGTTCATTTTCATATTCATAAAGTTCGCAACTCAATTCATAAACATAATTAGTTCCTAGTTGATAAAATGGTTTTTCCGATTCAACTCTTTTTATTTCAAATAATCTTTCTCCTAGTGGAAAATAAATTAAATCACCTTCCTTTGGTCTTGTAATCAAATCGGCAAAATCATAACCAATTGTTATTCTTGCATCTCTAATTCCCGATGAAATACCTTCCAAAAACGGAGCAATAAATTCTTCATATCTTTCTCTAGATATAGTCAAACTTATTTCATTTTTCAATCTAAGACCAAACTTGGTCATGATATCACTATCAGGAGCATATCCATCATAATTATTCAAATATGCTTCTATCAAAAAACTATCATCAAATTTAGAAGATTGTATTTCACGAATTATGTCATCAGTCTTAAAAATCTTTCTAGGTAGGTAATATACATCTATACCATAAATTTTTAATTGTTCGTTGATTATATCTTGAACAAGAAATTGTTCAGCCGAAGAACCTTGAAGAAAAAATGGATTCAATGTCATAATTATTAACCAATACAATCCAAAGGTGGTAGTTCATATTCAGAAGACATTTTCTGTTTTATATCTTCCAAGTCTCTTTGTCCATCTTCAAATAATGCACGACCATTTAGTTCAATACCTCCAGGAAGTTTTACACCTTGGAATTTGATTAGATTTTGTCCCCATTGTTTTTTTATTAATGCAGTAAGATATTTTTTAACAAAACTGTCATTATAAATTTGAGAAAACCTTTCTGGATCAAGTGCTCTATAACAATCAATTACAAAAAATGTGTCTTTAGATTGTTCTCCCCAGTCTATATCTAAGTATAATCTATCCTGCCTCTTATTATATCTTATTTGTTTGTCAGTGGTAAGTAAAAAATCAATATCCTCCAGATATGTTTTTGTCCTTGCATATGACAATAAATCTATAGAACTAAAATAATAAAGATCATTTAGAAAAAGTTGATACTTTATACTAAACATTCCTCCAGAAATTGTATTAGTATCAAATTTGAATATTTTTTCAATTCCTATTACAGAATCTGGAACTTGAATAAAATTAGAATTTTCATAAAAATTTGAAGTAACTATCCCAACACCACTTATATTAGTTGAAGTTCCTGTTGTTGTTACAATTCCAACTCCATTTATACCACTAGCTTTTCCTCTATCAATATCATCCTGAGATACTTTATATTTTAAATACATTCTCTCAACACCATCATAATGTCTTTCATTAAAGTATTGAATAGTATCATCAATTAAATCATCAATCTGTTCATCAGCAACATTTATTTCTAAAACTGGTGCTCCAAGTTGTCTCAGACAATAATCAATAAGTCCTTGTCTAGTGTTGGGTTTTGCCATCAGTAAGATCCTCCATCAATTACCGAAGTCCACGTAGGAATTCCTACATTGTTGGTCGTTAATACAAAATAACTTTCAGTCAATGCATTTTCTGTACTGGCAGCACCAATTAGTTTTCCGGTATTATCGAAATAAGCAATTCCATTTGGTCCGTCATAGTCATTAGCATCGTAATATAAACCTTCAGTAACAGAGGCAAATCCAGTTATCTTTAAGTTTCCTGTAATATAGTTATCACCAAGGAAAGTTGATACTCCAGAAACAAATAAGTTAGTAGTCGTTACAAGACCAGAAAATTTTCCGTCTCTCCATCTTTGTGTCGTAATACCAATATCATAAGTGTTATCAGTATTTGGAACTAAATTAGATACAAATTCACCTCCAACATCAATATCATCTCCAGTAGAATCACCAATTCCAATTGTACCACCTCTAAATATGGCATTTCCGATAAAGTTTGAAGTTCCAGAAACTTCTAAATTGGACCCTACATATAAATGTCCTCCAGTAGTGGTAATACCACCTGCAGAAGCAAGAGTTGTGATTCCAACAGATTCAAATGTTTCGTTAACATTTAAACTATTTAAAATATCAACTGCAGCATTAATATCAACGTTTGATGCAAAAGTTGATATACCAGCAACTGATATATTTCCTCCAATATTGACTGCTTTACCAATTCCAATTCCACCATTAACAACTAAAGCACCAGTAATTGATGATGTAGAGTCGGTAGTATTTGAAAATGTCGCAATACCAGTAATATTTAAAGATGACGAATCAATCGTGTCCGTCATATAGAAGGTTTCTGTTACCAAATCCCATACCAAAATCATTCCATCTCTATTTTTTAGAGTGGAATCTACATCAGTTAAGTTTAATAACCGTGTCGGTGGAGCAGAAGCATTGGATAAAACACGGATTACATTTTGAGAACCAATCCTATCGTTTATACTTGGCATTACCTAGTTACTCCCCCTCTTATTAGTGCTGTACCTTCTACAGCTTTAAATTCTTTGCCAAAATTTGTTAATTTTACATCGAAAACATATCTACCAGGTTTTATATCTACAGTTTGTGATGCATTCAATGAAATGGAAATAATTCCTAAATCGGGACTAGTTATTGACGATGCAAAAGATACTGATGATGTAGAACCATAATGTTTTCTCAATTTACATTCGGCAGAAGCACTGCTCAATATTAATGGGGAATTAGTTCTGGTATCTTCTAATTGAAATGAAGTATCAAAATCAAATCCTTGTTCGATAACAATATTTGATACATAAACAGCCATTATTTTATGATGCTAATATACCTTTAGATATTTATAAGCAGTTATTTATTCAAAATTTCTTGAAGTAAATATTTTATATCATTAATATCTTTTTTCATCTCATCCAATTCTTTTTTACGTAAATCTTTTTGTGTAATAGTATTCACATATTGATTATATCCGGCAGTATCGTAATTTACGATAGCACCGGTATTTTCATCTCTGTATAAATTGGAGTGTCCTTTTACTTTTATCATCTGAGTGCAATAATTCTAAGATCCGCAAAACGAGGTGTTTGTGCTTGATTGGAACTGGACATTACAATCTTAATTCCATATCCACTGAATAAATCTAAACTATCAACTGTAAATTCATATTCTAAAAATTCACCATCCAAACTTGCTCTAACTTTTCTATCCGGCAATCCACTATTTTTAGATGGATCGACAATTAAGAAACCTTCAGTTGTTTGCTTAAGATTATCATATCCTGGGAACAATTCATATGATTGTTCAATTTCACTAGAATCTGCTTTTACTGTCGTATAAAGAACTCTAAAGTCAGAGTCTCCAGGTCTTTCTACAGCAATAATAACTTTAAGTCCAGATGCTGGATTTTGGAGAGTTGTGATATTTGAATAGTATACGGATGAATGTGGATCATCAACAATTGAATTAACACGATTATCATTGGGATAATCAGTGATTGGTTTATTCAATCTATTACTATTGAGTATAGAACCTGCTTGCTCCAAATTCAATATTGGAGAAAGTACATTATTTGGATCATTTGAATTAAATGTAATGGCAGTGGTAAGTGATTTATTTCTTGGTAGAGATGTTAAGTATTCATTTTGATTTATCTCTGAAGCGACCATCCTCAAAGAAGATAATGAATTTAAAGAATTTAATTGAACTTCCTCATACCCATTATCATTAAATGAAACTTCTGTTCCAGAAACGCTAGTTGCTGTTGTTGTTCTAACTTTTCCTGTTGCAAAAGTAGTTGATCCTGGAGTGAGTATATCATATGATGGAGTTATCGAATTATATACTAAGTTTTCAGAGGCAGTAACAGAATTTCCTCCAATTAATTTTTCATCATTGAAAGATAATTCTGGAGAATCTGTGCTAGATCCATCATTTAATCTATTATTTCCTTTAGTTATTGATCTATCAATTCTAATGTGATAATTATCAATATCAATAGGAGATTGTATAGAGGTGCTGATTCCATTAATTCTTCTTAAAGAAACTCCACCAAATTCATATTTTTCGACAACACTATCTAATGGGTGATTAATTGCAATTGTTCCATCAATTGCTCTACCATTTGAAGAAATATTCAATACTCCACCACTTGCAGAATCATATCCAATAATTTCACTTCCAATTTTTACATATCCAGTATAT